CGTGGGAAGCCAATTAGCCATTTACTATTAGACATATTAACCCCACAATTTCAATGATGCAATGTTAGTTTGCACGTTTAATTCAACTCCATGAATATTAAATAACTTGCCATTTTGCAAGCCTAATTTAGGATATACTATTTTTGCAACAGTGCCAATATCTATTAATGATATAGCCTCACTATCATAACGAATTGTTGCCTCATATTCACGCCGTTGCACCGAATATAAATCAGCTATCAAATCACGAATATCATTTGCTTCGCTTTCACCTGTTAGCAAAGTGTCGTGAGTTAAAACTTGCGAATTGAGGTATTTTGCAGCATTATCACTATCTAAAACCGCATCTGTAACACGATATTCTTTTGAAAAAAACTCTGCATTAGCATCACTAACCGCAGCAGCGATATTAGTTTTATCAATCACAGTCCAGTTTTTATTATAATTCACCCGCACTTCTTTTGCAGGAATATAATCACTTGATGCAACAGGCGCAATGTTTAATAATTCAAAGCTATTAATCCCGATAACCGTATCTAAATCCAAGCGGGTAAATGTAACTTGCTCTGCAACTGGTGCTTTTATTTGCGCCATACGATAAACTCCCAGCCTATCAGGTAAATACCATGCAGCAACACTACTAGCCACCATATCGCAAATATCAGCGTATGTCTCATCACGAATATAAATACCTAGTGGATATGGCGCATCTGTATCCAGCGCATTAACATCATCTGTTGATATATCGCCACTAGGAACGCCAGCATCTTGCAAGAAATAATCAAGTAAAGTTCCAGCGTATCTTTCGGGTGCAGTTGCCTCAATAGTAACGTCCATTGTTATGGTTGCGTTTAATGAAACGCTACCATTCATCATTATTAGACTTTCTGCTTTGCATGTGCTATAATGTCCATTACCGCCATGTGGACCAGCCAACAAAGCGGCTGCATTTGGATAATCAGCATGAAAAGTCCATGGACTGCCATTATAATAAACTGCATCTATACTATGCGTTGCAACACGATTACCCGTATTGTCATAATTCCAAGCATAAACCCGCCCCCCTAAATTAACAGGCGTTATATTTCTAAGTAATCCTTTTGAGCGTGGCTTTCTCTGACCTTTAATATCATCACCACCATCTAAACCACCAGTGCCAGCAAATAATCCACCACTGGCAGGATTATCAAGCAAAGGCTGGTAACGTGGCGTCCATTGCAACGAAAATACATCACTTGAAGGCGTTAAATCCTCTATGCAAGCAGATAAAACCACTTGCCTTGTGCTATAATCTGCATCACTATCAATAATAGACAATTCAGCACAACGCCCCCAGCCATAATTTAGCCAAGCATCAAGTGCGCCGTCCTCATTTACAAAATCAATCAAGCCATATCTAATTTCACCACCGCCAAACTCGCCACGAGAAAAAATACTGCGAAAAACTTTTAAGCCGTCATTATTGGCAATCCTGCCATCGTGATAAGCGGGTGCGCTAGGGTGATTATAGCCATCACCAGTGCTTAAATATATACTTTCAATAGCTGGTGAATTATCGGTATAAACAAAGCAAGTAAAAAGAAATATTCTCACATCAACCCCTATAAGCCACCGCACGTTCAACACTTGCCATGCGAGCATTACTATTACTTATTGATTGTAATTGTTCATTATTGATTTGTCCAGTCATGGCAACGACTTTAATTAATTGTTGCATATCAGAACGCAAGCCCTTCACCTCACTGACAAAGTCACCTCCACCATTATTAATGGCTTGCATGGTATTAACCCCTACCGAGCGCACCGCAGCAGCATTCATGACAAACTCGCCCTTGGTTAATCTAGCAATGTTTTTATCTAAACCTTCAATACCCCCAACCAAGCCACCATTTGCAAATCCAGCTATCTGCTTGTCAATATTAAACTGCGCCATTTCAGCATTTGTTAGGCGTGATGCAAGTAAGCCACCTTGTGCAACTTCCGAGCCACTCAACTTGCCACGGCTGCGCCCCCATTGAGTAGCCCAAGTTTCCGCATTGGATAAGCCCGCACCAGCGGCACTAATTATACCACTAGCCGAAACGCCACCGCCAAGCCTAGCAATAGCAGCCTCTAGACCTACAAAGCCACTTGCCGTTATTGCCGTTTGGCTTTGTATTGCTGATATTTGCGCTTGCTGCAATGAAACTTGCCGTTCTGCAACCGTAATTGTATTCCGAGTTAAATCCTCTGCAAGCTGCCTATCTTTTTCAAAAGCCGCATTAAATCCATTCACTTCCCCTGATAATTGCACAAATGCGGGCAGTAATTCTCCTAATCTTTCCTGCGCATCTATATCACCAAGCATTGCCCGATTGCCTAAATCCTGAACCTGATCACGAATATCTGTAAGGTTTGCCGTGGGTGATAATGGGGAATACTGACCATTGGTCAACTCAAACAAAAAGCCTTTTAAATTATCTTGAATTCGTGAAAAACGATTTTCTAACGATTGAGCCGTTTTTAGCCTATCATCTTCTTTCTGTGCAATGCTTTCATTTATTTGTTCAATATTAAGCTTATGCAGCAATTCAGCCATTTGCAAATCTTTCTGCGCTGCCCCAACCGCCGTTAAATCACGCAACTGCGCTGCATATCTATTGCGCTCTGCTTGTATTTGCGCCTCAAGTGGTGATGTTAGTTGCAGTATTTGGCTTGCAATATCACTGGTAATTCCCCCGAGTAATTCATTCATGCGTTTTTGTTCAGCTTCTCGCACTTTATCAACTGATAAGCCTAGCCTATCAGCAGTAGCAGCGGCAGCATCAAACTCTGCCGCCATAATTTTTACCGCAATTTCCAACTCAGTGAATGTTTGTGGAACTTCACCTAATTTGTCAAAGTTCATGACAAAATTAATGTCACTCAATACATCTTCTGCTTTTCTACCTTGCGTCTGTATTTTTTCCAGTTTATCAGCGAACGCTATTCCTTCTTCACTTGCCTTAGCAAGCTGCAAAGCCAATTCAGCCATTGCTTGCGAAACAGCTTCTTCGCCACCATTAGGATTAAAATTAATCGCATTTCCGCCACCATCTCTTAACGATAAATAATCAACATTACCAACCCCTAAAAAACCTTTATTTGCATCAATTCCGCCTTGGATAATCTGCCCTGATACATCAATTCCAGAATTGATTAACGCCTTGGCAACTTCCTGCACCCCTTGCGATAGTGCTTTTGCAGTTTCTGGGTCGCCTTTGCCATTTGTGCGGATAACCTCGTTATTCAAGCCACCTTGTGCATTAATCGTGCCACCGAAATTAGACGCAATGGATTTGGGTTTTTTATTGCCAAAAAGTCCACCTATTGCATTTCCTGCAAATGCACCTATTAATGCGCCAGCTGGTCCACCTGCAAAACCAAGAATAGTTCCCATATTTGCGCCAACTAGCGTGCCACCTACCCCACCAAGCGCACCCCCAATATCAGCACCAATGCCACGATTACCAAGTAATAAATTAGCCCCAATATTGCCACCCATTCCTGCCAAAGCTGCGCTTCCAGTAAAAGCACCTGATATTCCAGCAGTTTGACCAGCGGGCATAGGTCCTATAAATTGCGCATTTGATAAACCTAAAGATGACCCTATACTATCAATTCCACGCCCTAATAAAGTTCCTGTTAATGATGACCCGCTACCGTTTAGACTTGAAAAGAGCGAGCCAATATTAGACAAGCCAAATCCACCGCCACCGCTTGTACCGCTAGAACTACCCAACGCACCACCTCGCACCGAACCAGCGATATTAATCCCATCAGCACCGAATAATTCAAGCGTGGCAATTTCAGCAGCCATACGAATAAATATTTTCTTAATAGCATCAGCTGCATCGCCAGCATCTTTTACGCTTCCGTCAAAAACCCCGACAAACGTATCTGAAATAGTATCTTGTATGCTTTCAAGTGCATTCTCAATCGGACGGCGCATTGCTTCCGCATATTCCTCGGCAGCGTTAATTTGCTCTTCACGGGCTTTATTGGTTGCATCAATATGTTCAAGCGCATCAGCTTCGGATTTAAGCAGCTTTTCATTTACCTCATAAAGCTTTGTGCCAACCTTAAACCCTTGTTGCTGTAACTTATTCTTGATTTCAAGTTCAGCATTCAGCTTTTCATAAGCATCTGCGCTATTATCATTTGCAACAGCCAACATCTGCGCTTGCTCCGCTGCTTGCTGATTGTCAGTCGTTGCCTCTTTGAGGCGTTCCCTCAATTTGGCTTGCGCTTTTAATTCAGCTTTTAATTTTTTTTCAGATGCAAGCTTTGCCTGATCTCTTTTTCTTTCTTCTTCCTCTATTTTGGCTAATCTTTCTCTTTCTTTTTTTGCAAGTTCGGATTTCGCATCATTAATTTTCTTTTGCTTTTCCTCTTCTTCAGTCAATCCAGTATTTTTAACACGGCGTAAATCTTCAATCAGCCTAATTTGCTTTTTCAATGATGCTTCTGCACCTTTGAAAATATTATCTGCTTGCTCGGCTTTCAATTTACGGCTTGCAGATGCAGCCCCAGCTATTCCGCTTCCAATACCAATTCCTTCAAAGCTACCGCCTGCTGCTGCAAGCCTTTTATCTCTTTCAGCTTTCGCTTGCTCTAATGTTGCCTGTGCATCTTTTAGCTTAGCTTCTGCTAAATCTAATTGTGCTTGCTGCTCATTGCGTAACTCTTTTTTACGTTCTTTGGTTGCAATTAATAATTCATCATAAAAATCTTTGGCTTTGTCAATCTGCTCATTATAAAGTCGCTGTGAGTCCGCTGCATCGTCAGTTTCATCACCAAGAAAAGCCATGCCAACTGCTAACCCTGTAATCGCAAGTCCTATAGGCCCACCGAAAAACGCCATTGAGCGAGAGAGTAAAGTTGTTGCACCAGCAGCAGCAGTTGCACTTGATGCAATTCCTAAATAAGCAGGCGCAACCAATCTAGCGGAAGCAGCTGTTTTATATAAAGCGATTTGATTGGCAGTAAAAGCAACTGTTGTAGCAACAACACTTGAAACCAACCGCCCACCCATCACGCCAACAAGCAATAAAGCGGAATTGCCCAATAAATCAAAATTATCTGCTAGCTTATTTATTCCAGTAGCAAGTAATCCAGTTGCGCCAGAAATAGTATCTTGTTGACCTATAAACTTAATAAACGCATTATCAAGCCTAATCAATGATTGCTCAACCGTCACAGTCATTGAACCAGCTTGATCACTCATCTTATCAGTGGCCCGCTTAAAAGCTTCAAAGAAATTATTTACATTCAATTTGCCATCTTCTGCAAATTTCTTGATTGCGCTTGCAGATTTTAATCCTAATTCTTCAGATATAGCTTTCGTTAATGCTGGCGCGCTCTCAATAAGTGAGTTTATTTCCTGCCCTACCGCCTTAAAATCAGCAGCGGAAGCCTGTGATAATTGCAATATAAATGCTTGTGCGTTTTGCGCTTGAACACCAGTAACTAAAAACGCTTTACCTAGCCTTTCAGTTATATCTAAAACAGGAAATGCAACTTTTTGCGCACTGGTAAATGAACCTTCCAATCCAGCATATAAAGAAATAACATCACCAAGGCGTTGCTTTGTTTCTTGCGCAATTCTAAATGTTTCAGTTTGTGCTTTATTATAATCAGCAACGGTTTTTGTTACAGATTTAAGGCGATTATCATAATTAACAAAGCTATCAGAAGCCTTGATTATCTCCCTTGCACCAAGACCCGCAGCAAGCGTGCTGGTAATATTCCGAGAAAAATTAACAAACGATTGATTGGTTTTTTCTAAACGCTTATCAATAGTTGACATTGTTTTGTCAACCGTTTTAGCGTGCTTATTAAATGATTTTTCAACTTGACTTAAGCCAACAAATAACCCACTATTATCAACTTCCATTCTAACGGTTAGAGTTTCTAAATCAGTTGCCATTTATTGCCTCTTTTTGTGCTTTCAGTGCCGCATCGCTTTTTTTCAAAAATAACGATGCTTTTTGCGCATTTTTGAAATCATTATCCGCTTGCTCATCTTTAATTTCAAAACCCGCTATTGTAGCACAATAGCAATCTTTTTTACCTTCCATGGCAACCAATATATGCGCTATTGGCGCATTGAAAGCCTCAAATCTACTCCAACCTAACCAACCAGTAGCGTATTTGAAAAGTTCATGCGCCCATTCTTCTAATGTTATGCTTTCACTGGTAACTTTTTTTTATTATCTTCTGATTGCGGTTTTTTACCACCAAAGGAAATTAATTCCAAATATGCAGCAAGTTGGTTTGCAACGCCAGTTATTCCACCTTCGCTAGATTGGCACATAGCAAACAATTCATTGTCTGTAAATTGCTCAACTAATCCAAAATGCAATAATTGCAAAATAGTTGCAAAATCACTTAGAATTAATTTACGCAAATAAACGGTATGTCCATTCATTATGTATGGCTTGCCCGCTTCTTTTTCTTCAACATAGCCAGCACCAGTTACCGCAAGCACCGCCTCTAAAGTGACGTGCATGTCAAACTCTTTATCGCCTAGCTTAATTTTAATTGTGCTATCAGATAGTTTTGTCATTATGCAGCCTGCTTAGTGAATGTTGCAGAGTTTTTAGCAATAGAAAAACTATGTGTTAAAATACTATTAGAAGTAAAACCACCTTTCATATTACTCATAACTTGACCACGGAAATAATGACGAGTTGGGTTTGAAGGAGAACCAGCGGGGTCATTGTTTAATTCAACATAAAACGCATAATTTGAAGGGCTTGCTTCAGCGGTGATAAGGGCGTCTTGCCCTGTATCATCTTCATCATAACCGAGAGATAATTCAAGATTAGGCGCACGTCTAATGCCTTTATAAACCTCTGTTCTACCAGTATTTAGATAATCCGCCGTTACCTCAGATGCACTATCGCCAATATCGCCAATGTTTAAAATTTTGCCAATTTCAACATAAGGAGTTAAAGCCTCAAATTCTGCTAGCGTATCAACTGTATCCGCAGCAACAGGGCCTATAAATATTTTTACTTGGGTGGAAGTTTGAGTGGTAGCCATATTTTTCCTCTATATTTTTAATTACAATAACATTTTTCTTTTTAATATTCAACCATTATATTTACAGTAACATTACCCATATAAGTCACGCCATCAGCATCTAAATTATTGCTTTTGCGCTTTACTATGCAATCAATCATTGCGCCAAATTCAAGTGGCAATTTCTTTCTATGCAAAGCAGTATCTATTGCGGATATAATTTCAAGCACTTGTTTATTGCCTTTTTCTTGCGACCATACAGAAATATAAAAAAAACATTCTGACTTTCTTTCAACAAAAAAATCATCACTGATAATCTCATTGCCGCCAATTACAACATAAGGATATGGCGTGTTTTGTGGTGTAAAATTATAAACTCCAACGCCAGAGCCAATATTGCCATTTAGCGCACTATATATCGCTTTTTGAATAGCCACGCTTGCATCAGCCATTAGAACCTCCTTGAATATTTGCAGCTGCATCTAATGCTTTTTTTATTGCAATCGCAAGCTGATTTTTCGCATAACTGCTATTTGCATCAAGCGCACGTTGCCTAATATTTAATGCTGGTTGTGGTGGAATATTTCTATCAGGTGCGCCCTTTGTGCCACTGTCTAAAAAGCGAAAATAAAACACGCTTGCAATATCAGCTACTTTATCTTGCGTTGCTACGGTGGCAACTTTGCCTTCACTAGACACACCAAGCACGCCATATTTTTTTCTATATCTTGCCACAACATTAAATCTATCAGCTTCAGGACCTATCAATGCAGCCATTCCATCAGGACTTAATTTATAAGCAACTCTATGTTTTAAGTTTGATGTTAATTCAGGCATCAATGATACCATATCAGATTTTACTGCTTGCGCTGCATTTTCCATAGCAGGGCGCACATATTGCTCTACTAATTCAGGAGTTTTGCGCAATTTCTTACGCAACTCACTAACGCCAGAATATCCACGGGCTTGTTTGCGGGTTACCATTAAGTGCCCACCCCTTCTTCACACACAAGCGTTAAATATTTTTCACGCTCATCTTTATTCATAACTGCCCGAATATTGAAAATCCTAGAACCCCATGAAATGCGTTGCTTTGGCGTTATTCCAGTGCGATAACGAATAATCACATCATACATTTGCATATTGCGCACCTGCATAGCCTCCAACGCCTCACGACCTGTTTTAGGCTTTATTTGCGCCCATAAAGTAACGTCATCAATCCACGCAGTTGAGAAGCCCCCTAGACCGTCAGGCGTTAGGCTCTCAGATTGAATAATAATGCGTTCTCGCAATGCGCCAGTGGTCATAAATTATAAACTCTATCAATATCAAGCAACGCTTTCACCGAAAACGGCAACTCATACATATTATTATTAAACGAAACAGGCTCTCTACTTTCGTAAAAATGACTGGTTAGCAATTTAATGGCATGAATAAAATGCTCAGGAACTGTTGCAACAGTTGCACCATAACCAACAACATAATTAATCGTCACTGATTGCGGATGGTCACGCACGCTAGGATATGTTTGATTATATTTTAGCCTAATTTTACCAACAACGCTATCTGTGTCAATTTCATAAATATCAGTTGATAATGTTTGCGTTGCGCCCTCAGCATCAACATAAGTTATACTTGTAATACTTGATAATGGCGAACGATTTAATTCAATTTCACCATAATAGCTAGCAGGAAAATCATTTAATTTCATGCGCCATGTTTGATTTATAAACGCCCTACCAGTATATTCCTCACAATAATTTCTAGCGGCTTTTTGATATGATGCAATAACACTATCTTCTGTATTGCCATCAACTCGCAAATGCAACTTCATATCACTAAGCGAAATAGGCTCAATCGCACTATCAGTCACCTTTATAAATGTTGATTTGTTATATTTGTGCATAAAGTCCATAATCACTGCCTATAAACTCTTTTAATTTTACGTTATTATTATCATTTTGCCAAGTCAAATAGTTTTTAATTCTGCCACGCACACTATCAGGGTATGTCATAAATCCTCTATATTTTTCATTTCAAAGCATGTTAAAGCAGTTTTGCGGGTGCAATTCACAATTTTAACATCATCTAAATATTTTGCTGCATTTTCAAAAGATTTCACCCATTGTTCATAAGGGCTTGGCTTGTTCATTTTTCCTGCATGGTCACCAAAAAAATGGCGTTTATTATCTGTAATTTGCATGTCATAGCCAAGCAATGCTATTTCTTTTGCACCAAATAATATAGCTAAATTAACTGCTTGAAAGCCACTATTGCCACCAAAATGGATATGGCTTTTACGAGAAAATGTATTGCCAGCCACACCAGCTATAATATTTAAGCCATATTGTTTTGCTGCACTTGCGTCTTGCGTCCATTTTTCAATGTGTAAATTAAGCAAGCCATTATTATGAACCCACCATTCACCATCACAAGCATATAATACGTTTGCTTGCTCGCACATTTTCCAAGCATCATTAATTAATATTATGCGCCAACCTTCGGATATTTTTTCTTCGGCCTTTTTGCAATCTTCTCTTGTGAGGCTATTTCCTGTTGCGATGCAGATAACTCGCTCCCAGCCTCTTCGGTAAAAGGGCTTTCAGTATTCCACCCCTCGCTTTCTGAAATAATTTCTTGTGGCAATTCAATGTTTTTTACTTCACCATCATCACCAGCAAACAAAGCCCACCCAGCACCAATAGCACCTTCTGCAACATCGCTTTCAACGTCATAAACGCCTTCAGGAAAATCAGAAGGGTGGATATTTCCTTTAACGCACCATTTGAACGGCTTAATAACTTGTATTTTCATAATAACCTCAAAAAAAGGGAGGGCGCAAACCCTCCCTATAATGTTAGTGTGTAGTTGGTAAAATACTAGCATTGCCAAGTATCATTGTTACCGCATAAGGCGTGCTTCCAGGTGTATTTGCAGCCGTAGCCACAACCCTAACATAACGCTTAGAGGTAATCAAGCCAACCGCATATACAGCAGCATCTTCGGCAGCGTTGTCAATAGTTAAAAACACGCCAGTTGACGAATTAGGAGTAGTTACTGGTGATAAAGAAGAGCCAACAAGCACTCTATCCGCATCAGTCACATCAACAAAGCCACTATTTACCGTATCACTTTCCTGAAATTTAAAAGCCCATGAAGGCTGTGGAGAATTGGCAATATTAGTAACCACTCCAACGTTAATAAGGGCAACTAAACTTTCAAATCCTGCCGTATCAACGCCATTGGTTGGGGTATTAGTTGCCGTAATTGCAGCATTCACAACGTGAGATACTGGTTTAATGTTAGATACTAAATCTCTACTTGTCATATTATTTACTCCTTAAGATACTGCGAATTTCATCAGCTTTAATGCGTCAAAATTAACGACATCTCCGCCAGTGTATTTGGTTGTGTAAAACTTAACAAATGGCTTATCAGTGAATGGGTCACGCAACACACGGAAGCCACGACCATCAACAATTTGATAAGCGGTGCGGAAGTTACCAAATGCAAGAGAGAAGCTGTCACCAGCTAAATCAGGCATATCTTCCATATTACCAATATTATAACCACCAAGATTAAAACCTGTTGCGCCTTGAGTTACGTTCAAATCAACAAGGTAACGTCCATCAGCATCCTTGCGGGTGCGGAAAAACTTTTCAACTTGACGATTCATTGCAAAAATTGCACCAGCACGATAAGCAGGATTTAACGCAGCAATTATTTCAAAAATTGCGTCCATGTCAACAGCACCAGCAATACCAGATACATCAGGCAAACCACCAGCCGCACCAGAAGGCACATATTGCAATTTACCCCATGCACGACCAGCGGCATCAGTAGTTGTCAATGCTGTTGCACCATAAGCCAAAAAGCCTTTGGGTTTTCCAACGCCATCACCATTAACAAATGCAGCATTTTCAGTGCGGCTCATAATATCTACAATCTTACCATTAAGCCAAGATTCGATATTAATCGTTGCCATATCCAAAAGACGTTGCGTTGCCCGTGGTTGTGCGTATTGCTCAAACACATAGATTTTTTGAGAGCCAACTTTTGGAGTTGCAGTAGTAACTGGTGCAGACGTTTCATCAGTCCAGCCGCCTGTAGTGCCAGATTCAACATCAATGGGATATTCAATGCTATCTGTTGTAATTGTCACAGTGCTTGCAACTTGGCGAACAGGTGAAGTTTCAAACAAACGTGTTTTAATGTCGTTTGACATAACAGTAGGCACAAAGTAACCACCATCAGGGTCAGAACCAACAGAAAGGGTTGCGCGAATATCAGGCACATCCATTGCATTTGCTTTAGTCAAAAACGCATTGAAAGCATTAGAATAATCACGATACGTTTCTAAATCAGTATCAGTGACATTATAATCTTCAACTTTTTTTACACCAGCAAAGAATTCACGAGCATGTTGCTTAATATTTTTGTCTTGCTCATTACTTGCGCCCAATGCAGGACGATTTGCAGCATTTTCAACAGCTTTAAGTCTGTCCATAGCGTCATCAATCGCATTATTAATGCGGTCAACTTCTTCTTTTTTAATAA